CCAAACCTTTTCTTGAAACCGTTAAGAAAGAGTATGAAGGAACAAGACTTGGCAAACAGGAACTCTATGCAGAGATGCTGGAAGAGGCTGATGGAGCTTTATGGACGACAGAAATCCTTGACGGATGTACAATCGAAAAGAAAGACATCCCAGAACTAAATAGGATTGTTGTTTCAATAGACCCTGCAGTTACGGCAAAGACCGAATCCGACATGACAGGGATTATTGTTGCTGGAATAGATGTAAACGGAATTGGCTATGTACTTGAAGATGCCACAGATCGGTACAGTCCTGCAGAATGGGCAGCGAAAGCTATCTCGTTATACCAATCGTATAGTGCGGATCGTATTGTTGCAGAACGCAACCAAGGTGGCGACATGGTTCGCAGAACCCTTGAAGCAGAAGACGAAACAGTTCCTATCAGGCTTGTCCATGCTTCTAGAGGAAAAATGGCTAGGGCTGAACCTATATCTGCGCTCTATGAAAGAGGCAAAGTCAAACATGCTAAAGGGCTGGATGAACTGGAAACGCAAATGAGAACTTGGGAGCCTCTTGGCTCTCTAGGTTCCCCAGATCGTCTAGATGCTTGTGTTTGGGCCTTAACTGACCTTATGTTGAACGGTGTAACCAATCCGACACTTCGCCTTTCTTATTCTAATGCCAAAGGTCTTACTCAGATACACTTAGGATAAACGATGAAAAATTTAAGCGAGGGACTAGGCAAAATTGAGCTTGGACAGGCTGGTACACACACTCGCCAAGGGACAATTCGTGCTGACGAGTTTCTACAAGACCTAAAAGGTAAACGTGCTATCAACAAGTTTCGTGAGATGCGAGACAATGATAGTACTATTGGCGCAATCATGTACGCCACAGAACAGGTTCTACGTGATGTAGACTATTATGTTGAACCTGCAAACGACACAGACGAAGCTAAACGTGAAGCTGAGTTTGTAAAGTCTGTATTAGAAGACATGGAGCATTCTGTTGATGACCACATCTCAGAAGCTCTATCGCACTTGACATTTGGTTTCTCATTATTTGAGGTTGTGTACAAACGCCGCCTTGGGCCAGATAACAGAAGTGCTAAAAAATACAGCAAATACTCTGATGGTCGTCTAGGTGTTCGTAAGTTAGCGTCAAGAGCGCAGTGGACAGTAGAACGGTTTGAGGTGGATAAGACAACAGGAGATGTCTTAGGTGTCCACCAAGAACAAAACTACGGAATTAACACGCTTTTCATTCCGTCTACAAAACTACTACATTACAAGACGACGAACACGAATAACGACCCATCTGGACGCTCTATCCTACGGAATGCATACTCTGCTTACCAATATCTTAAAAACCTACAAAACATCGAAGCGATTGCGGTAGAGCGTGAATTACATGGGGTTCCAGTTGGTCGTATTGCTGCAGAGTATCTCAGTCCTGATGCAACGGTTGATCAGGCATCTGTACGATCACAGATGGAGAAGATTTTACGTGATCTTAAGTTTAACGAACAAGGTTATGCGCTTCTTCCTTCTGATGTCTATCGTGATGCTGATGGGAAGCCTACTAATCAACGTATCGTGGACATCGAACTTATCGCATCAAATGGCTCTCGAAACATTGATATTAACCCCATTATCAGTCGTTATCAGCATGATATTGCTCGTAGTGTTATGGCTGAATTTTTGATGTTGGGGGCAGGAGCAAATGGCTCTTATGCATTGTCTAAGTCTAAAACTGACTTATTCTTACGATCTATGGAGTCTTATATTAACTCTATCTTTGATGTGTTGAATAAGCAACTTGTTGAGCGTTTATGGCACATGAATGGTCTAAATTTTGACCTAATGCCTAAAATTTGCGCTGGTGACGTTGCTCCACACGATTTACGTGAACTTGGTAGCTATCTACGCAACCTAAACGGTGCAAACATTGATTTGAGCGACCAAGATGACATAGTTAACGCTCTGTTGGCTAACGCAGAGCTTCCACCAAAGAAAGTAGCAGAAAATGGCTAGTTTAGCAGATAGAGTATTCGATAATGGCCTTACAGTCTTAGATACTGAGGCAAACCGTATCGACATCACTTCACAAGAGGCTACAACATACGCAGAAGCTACCAGCACCTACACTTTAGGTAATTCTACGTCACTTTCCATCGCTGCCCCATCAGATCGTACTGGTGGTGGTCGTCAGGTTGTTGCAGCGGCTATCTCAGACGGCTCTGTAAGCGGCACAGGCACTGCAACGCATTATGCGATAGTAGACACCTCAAACTCTCGTTTGCTCGCCACAGGCTCTCTCAGTGCCTCTCAGAGTGTAACATCTGGTAACACCTTCTCTCTAGCTTCATTCACAATCGGTATCCCTGATCCTGCATAAGGTTTATCATGGTCAAACTTGTCAACAGGGCCAAGATGTCCACAAGCACTACTGGAACTGGGACAATAACTCTAGGTTCTGTTGAGACAGGTTATCAAAGTTTCTCTGATGCAGGTGTAACAGATGGTGATGTTGTTTCATACGTCATAGAGGACGGAGACAACTGGGAGATTGGCAGGGGTGTTTACACTGCCAGTGGTACAACACTAAGTAGGGGTCCACTAGAATCTAATAATAGTGGATCGGCTATAACTTTATCAGGCTCCGCTAAAGTTTTTGTATCTGGCACTGTAAACGAGATATACTCTTACACTACTACTACGGTCAACGTAGATCAAACATTAGATGATAATGTAGAATACGAGACAGGTAGTGGAACAACTATAAACGCTGGAGCTACTCTTATTATTCCCACTAATGCGCTGCTGGTGGTAAACACTTACGCAGAAAAGCGTCCACTCTAAGGTAATACAATGGGATTGAAATTAAATACAGCATCGGGTTCGATCACAGTAGACGCTGAAGATGGATCAGGTAATGTTACTGTAACCATACCTCGTGGTGGAATCGGTAGTGTTTCGAGTTTGAGTGATTTGAGCATTACATCAACTGCAACTGAATTGAACTACGTTTCAGGGGTTACAAGCTCTATCCAAACTCAGTTAAACACAAAAGCATCAACAGGTAAATCAATAGCGATGTCCATAGTGTTTGGATAATAGGTAAATAAATGACAGGCTTTTCCCCATTAGCCTCTAGTGCTTTAGGCGATGAGGGCATAGTCAATTATGAGCTTACAGCAGCTAATATTGCTTCTCAAGCTCCCTCAGTTGCCAGTGTTGATTTAACGGAAGATCACGATCTAAGTGTAATAAGTTTTGCAACTGGATCGCCTTTATTACAGACTACCAGCCTTACTCAAGATCATTCATTAACGAGTATCGCTCTTTTATTTGGCACACCTGTTTTAGGTGGCCCAAGTATAACTCAAGCCCACGATCTTACTACATTAGGGTTTGTTACTGGTTCCCCATCAGTACCTAATGTAACAATGGCAGAAGATGAGACTTTTGCCGCCCCAGACTTAGAAACTGGTAACCCTGTTGTTAACAACGCTGATCTCACACAGGATCATAACTTAACAGCAACAGGTATCGCTTCTGGAAATCCTGCTTTAGCTAACACAGCTATAACTCAGGAACACGACTTAACTACAACAAGTTTTGTCTCAGGTACACCAGAAGTAAATCAGTCTGATCTAACTCAAGATCACAGTCTGACCCCAACAGGATTTACTTTAGGTTCTCCTACAGTACCTGACATCGCAGCCTCAGAAGACGAAACTTTCGCTGCACCAGATTTAGAAACTGGTAATCCTTCTGTTGCTGATGTTGATCTAACACAAGATCACGATTTAGGTACAACGAGTTTTGTTAGTGGTAACCCAAGCCCCCAGACTACCACACTAACTCAAGACCATGATCTAAGCGCAGATAGCTTTGTTACAAGCTCTCCTTCACTAGATACTACATCTTTAATAGAAACAGTATCTGTAACAGCCGAAGATGTAGTAACTGGCACACCCAGCCTAGATACAACAAACCTAGCGCAAGACCACAGCTTAACTCCTAACTCAATCGTCACTCCAGTACCTGACGTAGATGCAGCCGCCGACCCAGACGCACTCCTCGCTCAAGAAACACAGGAAATAGAACAAATGATTGGTGGTTGGACACGCAGAGCATACGAGGTTCCTGACGGAAGACTTGTACAAGGCGAGCGTGAGATTCAACAGACTTACGGAGACAAAGTCTCTATTGACCGTAAGGCTAAATCTCTAATCAAGTTTGGACGTTCTGCTGAGTTAGGTACAACTGCATTAGAGACAGTTTGGACTTGTGGTGACGACGAAGTTTACGTTACAGACAACACTATTTCCCACCTATCATCTTCTTCAGCCTCAGACACACAAGAAGTTACTATTGAAGGTCATACTATAAGTGGTGGTGAGTTTACTTTCGTTATTCAGACTGCCACACTCAACGGTCAGAATACGGTAGCCCTAAATACAGACCTCGCTCGTGTATCTCGTATATACAATAGTGATAGTACAGAGCTTGTAGGTCGTGTTGTAGTTTACGAGAACACAACTCTTTCCGCTGGTGTTCCTACAGACGCAACTAAGATACACATTGATATTCCTGCAGGGTTCCAACAATCATTCAAAGCTGCAACCACATTCAGCAAGAATGACTACTTTATCTGCACAGGCTTCTACGGTGCAGTTAGCTCTAAGCAATCGGGTTCTGTAGACTTCTACCCTGAGATTAGACAAGCAGGTAAGGTATTCCGTCAAGCAGGTTGCTTTACAGCGTCAACAACTGGTGGTGCAGCAGACATTGTCTTAGACCCACCTCTTATTGTCCCAAAGAATGCAGACATCCGTATTCGTTGTGAGACAGAAACTAATAACCTAGTAGTCTTTGGTATATTCAAAGGCTACATCGCCAAGGTACTCTAATGCCATACTCTAGTAATGCAGAACTTCCTAAAGCGGTACGTCAAACTGTACCAGAAGACAAGCATACGCAATTCCGTCGAGTGTTCAACTCAGTGCTAGAAGACACTAAGAGTGAACAACGTGCTTTTCAGTCAGCTTGGGCTGCAGTAAAGAAACGTCAGATGGATGACGATATTTTCACTACACCTGCCGAAGCCCGAAGTAGATCATTTATGATGGGCTTTGATGGTGACATTCATACTCACGAGGTTGGTGCTGTCGTATATTATATGCCAGCTAAAACGCATGAGGAATACCTCAACTACCACAAAGAGCTTGCAGGTATTCAAGAAGTTCCTCAACAAGAGGAAGAGAGTGAAGATGATCTCTTGGCTCGTATTCTTACGGCGGTTATCGAAGAGGTCACCAAAGTAGAGACTAGCACTCTTGCTGCAAAAGTAAAAGAACATAACGAGAAGCATGGAAGCAAAGGCAAAGTTACTACTTCCATGTTGCGTCAAGTATATAATAGAGGTGTAGGCGCATATAAGACGAACCCAACTTCGGTACGTCCAAATGTCTCATCTCCCGAACAGTGGGCAATGGCTCGTGTCAACAACTTCCTTCGCACTATCCGCACAGGTCGCTTTCGTAGCGGTAAGCATGACACTGATCTCCTACCTTCTAAGCATCCTCTTAGTACAAGGAAGTCACAAGTATGGGATGGAAGCGATTTACCAACGCAGGAGCAAGTTGATAAAGCCGATAAGCCTCTAAACAAACCCTTCAGACTACCTGCAGGATCAAGCAAGAAGTTTGGAGTTTATGTAAAAGACGGTGATAAAACCAAGAAAGTCACTTTTGGTGATCCTAACATGGAAATCCGTCGAGATGACCCCAAGGCTCGTGCCAACTTCCGCAGCAGACATTCTTGCGATACCGCATCAGATAAGACCTCTGCTCGTTACTGGTCTTGTCGTATGTGGGAGAAAGGCACTTCAGTGACTGATTTAACAAAAGACATCGAAGGGCAAATCCTAAAGACTGACGATGAACAACGTATCGTCTATGGATGGGCCTCTGTCATTACTGAGAAAGGTGAACGTGTAGTTGACCGTCAGGGTGACGTAATCGAAGCCGACACATTAGTAAAAGCTGTGAATGATTTCATGGAAAATGTACGTGTCGGTAAAACAATGCATACAGGCGAACAGACAGGGATGGTTATTCA